ATCGTGCCTTTGGCATAATCGTGGCTTGAAATTTGAACAGCCGTGACGAGCTGCTGAATAGTTAGCTCCTGCGAGTCCGTCTTTTCGTCGTCGGTTATGATAATATCAACGATTTGGTCAGAATAAAGCACGTTCGATGTATCATATTTAGCACTTGCGGAATCATAGTAGCTTATCGTTTCAACCACTTTCGCAAGCGGGATAATGCCTTGCTTTATGCAGATTTTATCTGATCCAGCGGTAACCGCGTAAGCACCGCAAGCAAATAAAACATGCTGAAGCGATTCACGGAGTGTCTTGTTGCCCGGCAAATAGCCCTTTAGCTGTTTACTGGCAACGGCGGGCTCTATCTCATACCCAACGTCAACTGACTTCATAATATCGGCAATAATTGTGCTTACAGAAGTTGGTAGTTCGTAAAAGTTGCCAAGATATGTTTTATTGTCGAGCGTGCCAATAGCGTCCACGCAAACCAGTTCCAGTTCACCCTGTTTTGGGTTGCGCCATTCTTGTAGATAGAACCGCCCGACCATGTGCTCAACGCCGTTCATAGACTCGCGGATGTCAACGATAAGACCGGTAGTCATGGACTGGTAGTAGATACCGTCCGAGAACGGGCTGAACTTGTCCCTGAGCGTTCTACCTTCTTCGTCTACAACGGTATCGTCCAGCCACACCCTTATCCTTGCAGTTGACGATGGAAGTTCAATGCCGACCGGATGAATTTCTTGTACCACCTCTGCTTCAATTACATCAGTATCTCGAAACTCGACTGTCTCATTGTTTAGGTTTAGCTGAATAATCGGAAAAGTGTTTGCCATGATTAAGCAACCTTTGTTGGCTTCTTGGCTACGACCGACACGCTCATCGACTTCCAGTACGTCACGCCGTTCTTAATCCTGAGCATCTCGTTTTGCGGACTGGCGAAGTACCCCTCGAAAGTATAGGGACCGTCCTCATCCCATAACGTGATAGTGTGAAACTCCTCCGCTTCGGTAATCTTCTTCCATAGCGCGTTGTATTCGTCAGGGAACTTGTACCCACTGGCGAACTCGATTTCGTAGTTGTAATAGACGCCGATCATCTCTCGGTGTAGCTCACCGTCAGCCGTCCGTTCGGCATATTTATCCAGCGCGTCCGCCTTGATGGTCAGTTTCTTGACCGGCACGCCGTAGGTTATGGAGTCGATGATAATTAAGTCCTCGCGCTCGCTCATGCCCTCACCGCCTTTGCCATCATATTGCCGCCAACCCTGCTGGTTTCACGCTCAATATGCGGCTTCAACTGGCGGACCAACTCGCCCATCGTGCCGCCGAACGTGATCGTGATATTCTGCGCTCCCCCACCGCCCGACTCCTCGCGCACAATCTGGCGGATAAGCGATTCAGGCGCTTCGAGGTTTGTGCCCCTGCGCTGGTCGCCCATGACCGCCATAAATGGCGCGTTGGGCGGGATGACCGCGCCGGTAGAGAGGTATTGAATTTGCGGAATAGTGATGGTTGGTATGTCTACCCAGCCTGGAATTATTGAGCCGAGATTATTAATTTTGCTTATTAACTCATTTATGCCGCCGAACGCAAAGCTAAGCATCGAGTTGAGCACACCAATAACGCCATTTAACGCGCCTTTGATTACGCTTGCAACCGTAGAGAACGCGGTTTCAGCCGCTGTTTTGATATTTGTCCAAACTGTATTAAACGCGGTCTCGATCGGTGTGAGTATGTTTGTTTCAAACCAAGTTGACGCGCTTTGCCATGCCGTTTCGATAGTAGTCCACACACCAGTTACCAACGTCGAAATAGTATTCCATGCGGTCTCAAATGCAGTTTGTATTGGGGTAATGATGTTGTCATTGAACCACCCGCTCACCACATCCCACACGTTTTGGATGTTCGTCCACGCGGTTGAGAAAAATCCTTCAATGTCAAGCCATGCCTGGCTGAACCAGTCTTTTATCGGTGTAACCACATTGTCATTAAACCAGCCCGCTACGAGTTCCCAAACGTATTTGATGACTAACCACGTGTCATAAGCTACAACTCCAAGCCACGAGAATAGCGGGCTGAAGAAATCAGTGATAGGCTGTACCACATTCGTGTCAAACCAATTTGCTACCGTCTGCCAAACGCCGACAATCGAGTTCCACGCAGTTGTCGCGAACTCCTCAACATCGTCCCATAAGTCAGTGAAGAATTTGGTAACCGGCTTGACCACGCTATTATCAAACCAAGCTGCCGCGACATCCCAAGCGTCTTGTATATCTTCCCACGCCTGTACGCCCCACTCTTTTATCTTGTCCCAGTTTTTCCACAACAGAACGCCAATGGCAATCAACGCCGCAATGCCAGCTGTAATCAGGATTATTGGACCTAACGCCGTGCTTGTTATTAATCCCCAAAGCGCCGTAACGGTATTTACTGCAATTACCACGCCTTTGTAGATCATAAGCGCACCGTAGACCAACCCGATTGCCGTCGCAAGCGAGCCAATAATAATTGCGATTGTTTCTACTGCTTGTTGGTGTGTGCTAATCCAAGTGCTGAGATTGTTTAATCCAGTAGCCATGCCCTCAAGCACCGCGACGATGATGCCACCCGTCCAGTTAGCAAGCGGTTGTAACAGGTTTTCCCATAACCAGATGCCTAATGGCTGTAATGTGAGAATGACCGTATTCAGCACACCGATTGCCGCCGTGATAACGTCAATTGCTTTTGGCGCAACACTTTGCGCTAACCAAATCCCAAACGGCTTCAGGATGTTCGTCCACGCCCACCCGATGCCACTTGCAATGTAACCGCCCAACGTTCTGAAAGCGTCACCTAACTTTGCTAGTGGCTGCTGCAATGGCGCGAAGAAGTCTTTTACATCTTCGACAAACGCCTTGATCTTGACCTGCAATTCGTCAAGTTCACCGCTCAACCCACCGCCTTCGTCTACGGGTGGTAACAGTCCGCCGCCACCACCAGCACCGCCTCCTCCACCGCCACCGCCAGACGAGGTTTCTTGCGCCAGCACGTTCAGCTTGTCGAATGATGCCAACGCGCCCTTAGCCGCCTTGCCAGCCGCTTCGGTATTGGCCGCGGTCTGTTCGGTCGCCGCCGCCGTCGCTTCGGCATTGCCAGCGATAGCCGCTTCAGCATCCGCCATGCCAACGTTCGTGCCGAATAACAAGTTGACGACCTGCCCGACGATGTTGAATAACTTTGTGAACCACAAGATAGCCTGAGTGATCGCCGGTAATAATGCGTTGATAAATGGAATAATTGCGTTGCCAACCGAGATTTGTAAGTTCTTGAAAGCTGCGCTAATGGATGCAATTCTGCCCGCGTAACTGTTGGCATACTCAGCCGCCGCCCCTGCAAAGACACCGCCCTCCGCCATAAAGCCTTCAAACTCGGCTTGCCGCTTCTGGAGCATGGTCAGGTTGTTGGCGGTCGTGCCAATTGACTTGGCGTATTCTTGCCACATCTTCGCGACGTTCTTCTGGATGCCAACGCTATCGGTTAAGAGAGAGTTTTCCATCCGCAAGCCCATTGTGGCTTTCTCGATCGCTTCCCCCATCGAGAATTGCCCTTGCCGGTTATAGACCGCCGCATCTTTCATGACCTTGAGCATTTTCTCAATTTGCTCGGTGGAGTAGCCGCGTGAAACCATGTTCTTGTACGCTTCATAAGCGCTGGTCATCGGAACTAAGCCGTCGGCTGTATATTCCTTGATGAATGAGGTTGCCTGCTGCATCGAGCGCCCGTTGGCTTTCATCAAGAACTCAAGCCCCTTGAACTTCGCCTCCGCCTGGCTTGCCGCCTGAACTGCCGCCTTGCCGAAAGCCACCACCGCGCCAACCGAGAACGCCACGCCCGCCAGCGTCGCTAACTTGGTGAACATGCCGGTCACCTGCCCCAAACCGGACTTGAATCCGGCCGTGTTTATTTTCGTGTCAAATGTCAAATAGGCATCAGCCATTTTGTCGTGCCCTTTCCGCCGCCTCGAAAGCCAATATGTTCTGGTGTTCTCGCCACGTCAATTCTTCGTCGCCCTCGCCCGCCAAGTGGAAAGAATCGCCCATTTCCGCTATCGCTTCCAATTCCTTCGGGCTGCAATCCCCATCGTAATAACGCTTCCGCAATGAGCACAATTCGCTGAAAGTGGTTTCACGCAGGTCGGTAAACAAGGCTCTGAACCGCCACCAATGCAAGTCCGTAACCGCCAAATCAATCCCGTGTCTGGTTGAGAACGCCGCGTAAATAAGTTCCGCGTCCTGCTCGTAGCTGAACGTCCGTCTTGTGTCGGCTCTGGCGCTTGCCTCTTCCAGTTCGCGCCCGCCATGCAGAAACCATAAGGCTTGCATGAGAGCGGCATTGAAGTCGGGGGGAACGTCCTCGTAAAGAGCTTGCACCAAATAGAGGTACTGTTCCCAGCGTGTCAAATCGCCGCTCTCAAGCGCCGCCATTATCCTCAGGCACGACCGGTGATCCCAATAAATAGCGTATTCTTCGCCATTGACCATCAGGGATTTCGGGAACGTGCTTGTGAGGATATTCGGCATTAGTCAGCCTTTGCCTTGCGCGGCGCTTTGAGCGGCTTGCCTAATTTCGTCTCGATCTTCGACTTCGAGACCGCGCCGACTTTTTCCATGACGAACGCCATAAACGAGGCCATCAGGTCAGGGTCGAATGAACGCTCACCGAATAACTTGGCAGCCGCGCCCCGTCCAAATATGTCGTCAAGCTCGCCGATAAAATAGTCCGCCACCTCTTGATTGAACGCCAGAACGTCCTTGATATTGGCAGGTAAAGCGCCGTCAGTAGGTTGTTCGCCAGCGTCAAGCGCTTCGGCTTTCTTCGCCATTTCAACTTGCTTGTCCTGAATATCGACCATAAACTCGGTAATGCGGTTGCGTAAGAGCATATCGTTCGGGTTGAACTCGATGACCTTGCCCTCGTCCCCGTCTATGGCGATCTTGACCGTGTTTCTGCTAAAACTTTCCACTATCGCTCCTTATGCTGAAGGGTCTGTTGTCTGGAATACGCCGCTAATCGGCTCATACCACCCAAACACTGGATCGCCCTGGTGACCCAGCGTGACCGAGATTTTGAGCGGCTTGACCGCTTCGTCGCCCATGTTATTGAATGCGATAGATACTTTGTCCTTGACCGCGTCGTACCACAATGTCGGCGTGGTTTCGCCAACACTGGTAGTTTCTGTCATGTCCACAGTCAGCATGTAGGTTTCCGCAGCCGTGCCGATTGAGCGCGCCCACATAATGTCAAAGATGTAATCGTTGGCAGTGTCGGCACTGTCGTAGTTCATGTCGAAGCTGGTTTCGACTGCCAGACCGGTGGCATACTTGGTCTTAGCATCATCGCCAATATAAGCCTCTTCCTCGACCTCTGGATTGAAGCTGGAAGATAGCGAGCTGATGCCCTTGTTGAGTTGCGACCATACATCTGGACCCGTGCTGGTAAGCAGGTAATGGCGCAACGATGAACGCATGATTTTAGTAGTTGTCATTGTAGAGTGTCCTTTCGTTCACTATTAAGAGGCTGCAAAGGAAGTTCCGCTCACATCAAACAATCCCACAACTGGGTCGCCCTGGTGACCGAGTGTCACGCCGATTTTGAGCGGCTTGATAGCCTCGTCGCCGAGCGAGTTGTAGACGATGTTGACGGTATCCTTAATCGCTGGGTACTGGTCGCCGGAAACTGGCGTAGCGGACATGTTGACGGTCAGGAGTTCTGAGTCGGCCTCCGTGCCGATTTTGCGCCCCCAAACGAGCAAGAATATCTTGTCATTAGCCGCGTCACCCTTGACTCGATTCATGTCGAAGGTAGTTTCTACAGCCAAGCCGGTGGTGTATTTCGTAGAGGCAGCGTCGGCGATATAGGCTTCCTCCTCCGATTCGGGATTGAAATTCATTGATAGGCTGCTTACTCCCTCATTAATCAGCGACCAGACCGGCGCTTGCACCGTGCCTGTGTTCAGGTAGTGCCGCACCTTTTCTCGCATTACTTTTGCCATTGTTTAGTTCCTTTCGTACACAAGGCGGCAATTGATCGAATAGACCGCCGTAGATAGCACCTCGCTCGACTCCATTAGATAGCCGTTCGATAGCGCCTCGATTGATAAGGCTGTGTAACCAGTCGGCAAAGTTGGCAATACGCCCGCTTCGGTCTGGCTCATCAGCCACTCTTGAAAGTCCTCGAAGAATCCGCTGCTTTGCAAGCGGTCAGCATCCTCAACGGTTGCCGCCCGCATATTGAGCAGGAAGTGCCGCCCGTAGATACCGCCGTGAACGATATACTCTTGAATCTTCTCTAATTCAGGTAACATTGCCACTGCATACTCGGTCGGTTGCTCCCCAACAAATTCGAGGTAGACNNATAATCTTGAATACCTTGCACGATGCTGGTCGGGTTAGTCATTCTGCTGACTCCTTTGGTATGCCTTCACAGACGCTTTGAAGCTCTCGCCCTTTTCCGCCTTCCAACGCGCGAACCATAACCGCCCGCGAAGTGCGCCGGTGGTGGAAGTGCCAGCCACGCGCCCTCTGTAGTATTGCGCTTTGGCATACGGCGCTAAATAGCGAATCAAGCCAGAACCAATCACTGAGCCAAGCTGAAGCGATTTAATCATCATCGACGTTCTTAGTGGCGTGTAAGGTTCAATACCCTTTATTACGCCATTGTCGATGAAGACCTGCACGCGCCCGAATTTGTTGGTGTAGGCTTGCCCGAAACCAGGATTCCAAACCAGCTGCGCCTTGCCGTTAGGCGTTGTAACAATCGAGCCTCTTGGCGTGTCAATGCGGTGTGGGTTAGCCATTAGATACCGCCCCTTAGTTCCCAGTGGTGCATGCCAGTCGAGCCATAATCCTTGTAGTCGGCTTGCCGAATCTTGATCCACGTGGAATATTTGAGCATTAGCGCACTGATTGTGAACGAGCTTGAGATAATGTCGCTCACAATGCCCTTGACCAGCACATCGCCCTTTTTGAACGCATATACGCCCGAAGTGAGCGGCACGTAGACCGAAGCCCTGTCCGCTGAAGTTACGCCCTGTTGGTCTGCGATCGCTATTTCCGCCGCTTGCCACATAACAGGTTGAACCTCATGGCGCGTCCAGGTGGTCGCCGTGCCGCTCTTGGTCGCCTCGTACCACGTCATTGCGTGAGGAGTGTACATTATTCAAACCCCCTGAACAATAGCCCCGTAAATGCCAGATACTCACGCATGGCGTTGGATACTTTAGCGTTCGTGGTCAGCGCGGTGTCCGGCGATACGGCGAAGTTGACGGAGTAGTCGCCCACCCGCTCGCTTGCCATAACGCCAGTTGAGCCGCTTGCCTGTTGGTCTGAGGAGTAGAGCGCGTCCGCTGCCGCGCATGTCGCCATTTTGATCTTGTCGATTGTTGCGGTGTCGGTATTGGCGGTGATAATTACGCCAGCCCGCTCGAAGGTTTGAAACTCCACAGCCGCCGTTGCCCGTTCAGCGTAGCGATAGAACGAATCGGTAGGGATAGCCACACCCTTGTACGTGCCAGTGTAATATGCCAAGTCAATGAACGCTGCCATCCCTCACCTCACCTAAAATACGATCCAGTTGATCACGTCGGCAGCGGTAACCTTGTAGGTCGAGCCGTCTGCAACGGTCAACACGCCAGCTGCAATGCTCGGCTTTGCATCCGCGCCATCGGGCACGCCTGCACGTACAATCTGCACGATAAAGCCAGTCGCGTTTGCCATGCCGGTATTGATTTCCGCTTTGCCTGCACTATCATCCGCCTGAACGGCGGTGTAAGTGCCCGAAACGGGCATCCTGCTTACCCAGTCAATTCCAGAAATTGATCCAGCCATTATGCACCTTCCATCCACATGATATAGCCGTCGATCTTACCGGCTGTGAGAGCCGCTGCACCAACGGTAACGGTGACAGCCTTAGCCGCTTCCAACTTGATGGGAGCCGCAATAACAGCCGCCAACGGAAGTTGAGCCTTGATTGCCAGAGATGCTTTGCCCGTTGCAGCCAATAAGTCAGCCTCGTTTACCAGGCTAATTGCCACAGTCGCGTCGCCGGTCGATGTAACCGCCGCGATAACGTCAATTGAGCCGCCGATTACGATGGCATTGTCAGGAATAGTGACTGCCAACGGGTGAGCCGCCATAGTCTTGTTGCTTGCCGGTGTATCGCCATTGTCGTTAGCCGCCGTGTCAAAAGTAAATTTAGTAATGTGAAAACCGGACGAGTAAGCGAGCTCCGCGTTGATAGCCGCAAAGTTATCATCCGCGTCCTTCAGCCAGCCCGCGCCGGTAAGAGATTTAATTGTTGCCATAGAATTTATCCTTTCTTCTTGGCTTGTCTTCGCGCCTTTGGCTCTTGCAACGCTTCAGGCTCAGGTTGGGGATCAGCCGGTATCTCTACCGGCTTTTCCTCCACGAGTACATATCCGGCAGCCTTATAACGCGGCGCTTCAATGGCGCTTACGTCAATCGTGATTCCGCAGTTAATCAGTTTCACGACTTATGCCTTCCAGTGAGCGTAAATACCGTTGAGCTTGTTCGCTTGAACAAAGGCATCGTGGTAAATGCGATATTGCACCAGCCAGCCGTCGGTGGTCTGGTTCTCATCAGGAGAAAACACCTTCAGAGATTCGTGCTTTGCAACTTGCAAAACAGCCGATGGATGGATGATCATGAAGTTGATGTCTTTGCCGGTGTCGGCGGTCTTGGCATACCCGCCAGCATCCACAGCCGCACCAGCGTTCAATGTCACACCGCGATAGAAGCGGGTCTGTGGAACCATCACAACTTCCATGCCGCTGTAGCGCATAACGCGCTTGTCAACGTTGTTTTCGTTGCTCAGGAAGCGGCTGACCTTGCCCTCAAGATAGCCCAAGCAGGTGTCGCTGATGTACAGGATACGCCCTTCAGCCGGTACTTCGTCCTTGTCCAGTTCCAACTTTGCGGCATCCAGAGCGCCAATAATAGTGTCGGCGGTCAAGGTCGCGGGGGTTGCGGCGTTGATTGAATCGGTGGAGGCGTACTTGCTGAAACGGTAGGCGTCCAGTTCAGGGGCAACTTCGGTGCGGATAAATTCGCTTGCGAGTGTGCCAAAGGCCATGCCCAGGGTTTCCTCATCGTCCATGCGGTCAATGACGAAAGAGCGACCGCGCTCGGTTGAGAGGGTCAAGGTTTCCCATGATCCTACAACTTGCCCGGCAGGATAACCGCTAACGCGGTTGTAAGTACCGAGACCAATAGGGTCGGTCTTGAAGACTTTCACAACATTTGCACCGGCAAAGTTTACCGGTTTGACCGGGGTGTCCATACGTGCAGTGAGTGAAGAAAGTTTGTAAACTTCATCCAGAATTGGTTGAAATTTCTGTGCTAATCCGATAGATTGTGCCATTGTTTAGTTTCCTTTCAAACTAATTATTGCAGCCCTGCCGCTTTTCTGGCGGCGATCACGACTGCGTCTTGGTTTTCGATGGGTTTATTGCCCCCGCCCGCGACAATCTTAGGCGTGGGGATGTCCGATTCGAATAGATAATCATTCTCAGGCTTGATTTTCTCGAGTTGCTCTTTTAGCCCGACTAAGCCTTCGTCTGTCAGCTTCAGATCCGCCTCATTCAATAGCGCCCTGACCGCCTTCACATTCTTAGCCTTGTGCCCCTTCAACGCGTCTGCTAAGGCACTCTCATAACGTACCTTATATACTTGTGCCTCAGCGTCCTTTGCGGCTTGTTCGGCCTTAGCCTTCCACTCGTCGGCGCTTTTCTTTACGCCTTCGATGTCCAGCGCTTTGAAGCCATCAATAGTTTTAGAGGCTTCGTCCAGTTGGCTTTTCAGCCCGTCACGCTCTGCCTGGGCTTCGGCAAGTTTGGCTTTGTGAGCCTCAATATCCTTGCCGTATAAGGTCATGACCGAGTCAATAACCTCCTTTTCCAGTCCGAGTTTCTCCAAATCTTCGCGTTTCATGTTTACCTATCCTTTCCTCTCCACCTTTTACAGCCACTAACGCAGTGCCATTCGCAGGTGCTGCCTCTTTACGCTCGCAGTCAGCATAGTTTTTGCGATAAAAGCGGATGACCCGCTCATAATGCCTATTTGAAAATCCGTTCCCATTCGTAGCGCCGTTCCAGCCCCGTCTGCTTTGTGAACTCACGAAGCCGATATTGCCAATCCTTCACCTTGAGCCCCGCCATAGCGTGCTCTTCGCCCAAACCAGCCGCCTCGAACATGGCTTGCTTGCGCTTCCAGTCCCGCACGCCGCGCTCCAGATAACGCTGCTGTTGGGTCGCCTCGTATAGATCCATTTGCCGCCCGTTGTACGTGACGGTCGTGTTGTTGACGCGGTCTAATTCAGCTTGCGTGTAAGTCGGTTGCTCGAAGCCTGGAAAGTGCAGGAATAGCGAATGTCTACAATTCCAGCCAAGTAAGCCCGCGCCCGTGCCGTAACCAGTAACCGGAATCAATGCCTCGTATTTCGGATCGTTGCCACTTATCGAATAGACCTTGCCCTGCCATGAGGCGTGGTTCATTGGACCCGCGCCCTTGTTCCTTGCCCCAGGATGAGCGCTAACCTCCACGTAATCCGTCCCCACCTCAGCCGCCAACTGGAGCGTCATGTCGCCAGTCGCCTGATTGATGCCCGTCCACACATTGCGCTTGATCGCCACATCCGCCTGTTCCATGCGCCCCGTGTTCGGGTTCATCACCTTTAACGCGTTCTGCGCCAGGTTGAGTACACCCTGCTTGACCGCCTGGTCTATTCCCAGCGTGCCCGTAGCAACCGCAAGGTAAGCATCATCCGCCGCCGCTATGAAAGCTAACTCGGTCTGGTATGCCACCGAGCGGGTCAGGTTTTGCAATACCACGTTGGTTCTGGCGAACACCGCGTTGATTACACCGGTCAACTCCTGTGTCATGGCCAGCTCAGGCACTTTCAGTCCCAACTTGCCGATGATGTCAGCATCCGGCTTCATCGACTCAATCCCAGCCCGCTTGAATAACACGCGCAATTCCTCTTCGGTCTGCGGCGCGAGTTTAGCAATTCTGGCGATTAGCGAGTCATATAACTTGTCTGCGGCTAAATACTTGTGTGCGTAGAATGTCGCCGGATTTAGCCCGTTTTTTGCCCGTAGAAGCGAAGATAGCGACCGTGACGAATCGGTGAGCGTGCGCAAATAGAACGCTTCGAGGCGCGTCTCAAGCGGGGTCACCAAATCGTCCAGCCTATCAAAAGGGATCATGCTGTTTCTAACCTCGGTTGCATCTGCGCTTCGGCTATCCTGCGTTCTGCAATTGCGTAGTAAGTCGGGTCAATCTCTATCCCGATGAAGTTCCGCCCCGTCTGCACGCAAGCCACGCCGGTCGTGCCTGAACCCATGAAGGGGTCGAGGATAGTGTCACCTTCGTTTGAATATGATTTAATTAGCCACTTCATAAGTTCAACCGGCTTTTGTGTAGGATGTTCTGTAATTGACGGATGTGGCTTTTGAAACTTGATTACTGACTTTGGGAACTTCATATTTCCATGATTGTCTGTTCCGCTTGCAGTTTCATAAGCCCCGTAGCAACTGTTTTTTGTGCTGTAACCTTTTCCCTTGCTGTGGTTAGGCGCGCCCTCTACTTTTTGCGGATTGTAAATTCCTTGTCCAAATACACAAATGTTCTCGTGTGAGCGAAGTGGCATTTTGTTTGCATTCAAAAATCCAGACGGCAACACCTTATCCCAAACAATTTCATAACGGAATTCTGGCAAGTTGTTATAGATTATGTAAGTCGTAAACGGCTGTTGTGAGGTAACAACCACATAACCTCTGCTGATACGCAACAACTCACTAATTGGGTCAATTGCGGTATCCCATGAGTTTGCGGTCACACCATACGGCGGGTCAGTAATCACTGCATCCACGCTCTTGTCCGGCATGCCGCGCATAACCTCTAAACAATCGCCTAAGTACAACTTGATTTCGCTCATGCTCCAAACACGTCCGTAGGCGCTTCCGCCCGTTGCTGTTGTAGCCATGACAAAGCCGTTGCCTCGTCAAGCCCATAATTACGTTGTAAGAATATCGACTTAGGCATCAAGCCCATAGAAACTGCTTGCCGGTCGGTTTGCATCTGCGCTTCCTTGTCGACAAGGATCGAGTCGTCAAACTCGAACGCCAGATTGTACGCGCCCTTCGGGGCAAGCCCGTAAGCCGTGGCGTAGAAGTCGCACACCTCGATAAGCCGCTCGAGCGCCGTTCTCAGATTGCGCTGGATGTCGCGGATAGTCGAGTACGTGCGCTGTTTCGAGCCCATAATCTCAGTAGCCGTCTTGGCCACCAGTTCAGGGTCAGAGAGTGTTCCGTATGCCAGCCCGCAAGCCAACTCAATCCGGCGGTATAACGCGCTCAAGCCGTTCAGGAAGTTTTGCTCCCTGAGCGTAGGAGTCCATTCCTTGAATAGATCCCCCTCACCCACGTTGCTTGTGCTATTGAGTGCCCTGTATAGCCGCTTGTCAGGCAATACCAGGTCGCCAGCATCCGTGCGCTTGAACGCCACCACATCGGCATACAACGCCCGCTTGCCAGACTCGAACTCCCACAAGAAACCTGAGTGCATCTTGTCAGCTTGCTCGATAAGCTCAACCGCCCGCGCGTAGCATGAGACGCCCAACGGTGAGCCGGTGTCATTCGGATCACCACCAGGTGCTTTGAAGTAGCTGAATAACAACTTGTCCGTGCCCTGAATAGTGGCAATAGGCTCTAATCCCGCCCAATCATCAATAGCGGTCAATTGCGTAACCTTGCCTAATTGGTTAGCGTTATCGCTCTCGAAAGCGCGGTTGGTGACCGTGTAAATGCCATTGTCGGCTATGTCATGCGCTTCTAACTTGGTGTAGATGCGCTTGCCGATTTTGCGTTGCTCCACGAACACGGCTGACTTGATTTCGCCGGATGAGTCGAACCTTACCGGATAGAACGCGTCAGCAGGAATGACCGAGACAGCGATATTCTTGCCGTCAGGTACGGGTTTCCAGACCATACCGCCCAACGCCAGCCCAACCTCCAAGTCCGATCTAACGTCGTCGACAATCGGCTGGATTTGCGCCTGCAACCACTTGGCACGCGCCGACCCGTCAAGCGTCAAAACCATCTCAGACGTGGCAGCCCGTGATAGTTCACTCGCCACAGTAGCCGCAAGGTTCAGCGAGAACGTGTCCTCATTGTCCACCCATGACGGAGCGTTGCGGTACATGGAAGCCCACAGCGCGATTTGCTTTTGCTGCTCTTCGGTTGGCGCGATGTCTGAGCCAATGGCTTTTACTATCTCATCTCGTGTAAACATTTTCTTTACCCATCCTCTCACGGCGTCAACTACATCTGCGATCCAGCTCATTAATTGCCCGCCTTCCGCCATATTAGATTTGTTGCGTACCTAACCGCGTCTATGGCGTGATTGTCAGCATCAGGATAAACGCTCATGACCAACCCGTCTTTCGTGCGCGGGTATTCGTAACTGGTAAACTCTTGTGCGGTGAACGGACAGCGCGTGGGGTCAATCACTATCTTGGCGAGGTTCTGCAACCACTTCATCGAGTATCTTACCGACTCCGCCGGCTTCTCAGCACCCCTAACAGTCAAGCCGTAGTTATTCATGTCAGCAATTGACTTCGGCTCGGCGCTATCGGCGATAATCAGCCTGGAATAGCCACAGCCCTTTTGCGCAATGAGCGTCTCTGCCAGTTCCTTATTGCCCATCTTGACCGCGCGAAATTCATCGTAGATGTAAAGCTCGCGCCGGCCGGCATGGTAAGACAGCCGTACCCAGTGGAGCGGATCTACCGCATAGCCAAAGTCAAGCCCCTCGTAAATATTATCGTATAGCTTGATTTCTGCGTCTGTAATGGCGCGTAATTCGACATTCGGGAAAACCATCCCGCCCGTGCCGTTAGCAATACCCATATACTCGTTATCGTAAGCGTCCGGGTTGACTTGTTTTAGGTATTCGGCTTCATCCAGAAATACCCGCCCTAACCATTCAGGCGGCATTTCCAGGTAGCTGGAGCGATGTAAATAACGATTCTCTTTTGGAGTTGCTATTTCCTTGTTTGCCCAGTGATTCATGGAACGTGGAGTGTTGAACACTTTGAAGATGTACGCAATATCCGTGCCGCGAATTGCCGACTGCATGATAGAACGCACTGCTTCTGGGCCTGGTAGCTGATCGTATTCCTCGAAGTGCAAAACTGCTATTGACCCGAACGGCGGCTTAATGGATTTAATAGACATAGGATCGTTGGCGCCCCGGAAGAAGATTTTCTGCCCTGTCGGGAGATATGTAATTTCCAGGGGTGACGTGGTAAACTTGAATTTCTCAGACAATCCCAACTGATCTACCGCCCACTGAATCTGCGAATAAACTGAATTGCGCAAAGTGTTAGCGTGTTCACGAATACAAAGCACAAGCCACGACGGATTGTTGACCAGCAGCACCACATCCGCAAGCCCGGCGAAACTCGACTTGCCAGAGCCGCGCCCGTCAGCCAGC